TATAAGAAAGAGAGTCTATGACGATCAAAGAGATCAGATAGAAGCAGACATGGCTCCATTCGGATTCATACAAGATGGTGTATCTGAAGAAACATCTTTTGTAGACAACGATGGAGATAGATGGCATGTAGATGAGTATGGTGACAGATCATTCATGTGGGATTATCTCTGATGGATTTAGATGAACCAGTTCTGTTTTTACATGAGAGAAAATGTAGGGTATGTGGCAAAACCTACTCACTGACAGAGGGATTTTATCTTACTAGAAAAAGCAGAGGCGAGAAACCATCTTCATATTCATATGAGTGCAAAGCTTGTACTATTGATAGAGTAAAAAATAAAAGGAAGAGAGATAAATTAGACGTATATCCTGATTGGTAGGGGGTTCATGTATCGTTTCCCCAGTGAAAAAGTAGTAAATTCTAAATAATAACAGAGAAAACAACTGAGAGTTCGAGGAACAACAACATGGCGCTAAATCTAGTATCTCCAGGCGTTAAGGTAAGAGAGGTAGACCTAACAGTAGGAAGAATAGATGGAATCAACGATCAAGTTGGAGCTATCGCTGGGCCTTTTGAAAAGGGGCCTGTAGACGAACCAGTTCTAATTGAGACTGAATCCGATCTTCTGGAAACATTTGGATCTCCCAAATCTACTGACGGACAATATGAATACTGGATGACTGCATCCGCTTTCTTGTCATACGGTGGTATCCTTAGAGTCTTAAGAACAAACAACAACACACTATCCAATGCTAACGCTCCTGTTGGTGTTGCGATTACTAACCTTTCAATCAAGTCATCTGAAGACTATTACAACAATCGTTCTTCTGATACTTCTTGGATGTATGCTTCAAGAAACCCTGGCTCTTGGGCAAACGATCTAAAGGTTTGTACTATTGATGGAAAGGCAGACCAAAGAATTGCAATTGGTACAGAAGGAATGGTTGTTGGATACGCAGTTACTGCTGGATTCTCAACTAGTGTTGCAAACACAGACGGTACTGTTGGAGTTCAAACAGGTTATCTTAAAGGAATTATTACTGGCATCAACGTAGGATCTGTTGATGTTAAGGTTGTAAGTAAGCACAACATTACAACAGATGTATGGAGCGCAGTAGATTATGAAGAGGGTTCTTCAACTGCATCTTTCCAAGGTTATGATGTTGGAATCTATAACGATACTATCAATGCAGATTCAACAGTCAACCATGCAAATAGACTAAAGATCTTTAATACATCTGGTGTATCGCAGTCTGTTGAAAGAACAAGATTCACTGGTGCAATCGGTATCGGTTCTACAGTAATCAGTTTTGGCCCTGACTTTGATACATTCAAGTCTGCTCCTGGCGACACAGTTAAGTCACTAAACGGAACTTACTCTGGTGCAATTGTTTCTTATGCAACCACTGGTGGTGTTGCTGAGATCATCATGGATACATCTGCAACTGTTGCTTTTGCTAACACAGCATTCGTTGTTGTATCTGCTGCATCCAGTGGAATTTACCTAAGAGAGGGTAATACAATCGTTGATTGGTATGATCAACAGACACTTGGACTTACAAACAGCACAGTCAAGTGGAGTTCAATCGCTCCTAAACCAACTACTACAGAGTATGGTAAGGAAAGAAATGCTAAGAACGACGAGTTCCATGTAGTAGTTGTTGATGATACAGGATCTGTAACAGGTACTTCTGGAAACATCATGGAGAAATGGGGTGGATTATCCAAGGCATCTGATGCTAAGATTTCTCCAAGCACAGGTATCTACTACAAGGATTACATTGCAAACTTCTCCAACAATATATTTGTTGGTGCCGCACAAACTGGTGTTGGTATGAAGCACACAATGATGAGTGGATATACTATCGATGATAGTGGAATCTGGGGATCTAAAGCACAAGGAGTTTCATTCAATGGTGCTGGTGCAAAGATCTTCTCACTTGCAAACGGAAACGATTACGGTGGAGTTGATCAGTATGAATGTACTCTTGGTGATATCGTAAGTTCTTATCAAGTTCTTGATAACCCTGCTGAGTACTCAGTTAACTACCTAATACAAGGCCCTTCTGGTGGATCTTCAATCTATGAAGCACAAGCTAAGGCAAACAAATTACTTAGCATTGCAACAGTTCGTAAGGACTGCATAGCATGTATCTCACCTTATAGAACAGGAGTTGTTGGTGTAACAGATACTGACAAACAAACAGCAAACATCATATCATTCTATGATAGTTTACAGTCAACATCATATGGTGTATTTGACTCAGGTTATAAGTATACATTTGATAGATTCAATAATACATTTAGATACATCCCTCTAAATGGTGATATTGCTGGATTGATGGCAAGAACATCCATCAACTCATTCCCTTGGTTCTCACCAGCTGGTGCAACCAGAGGTTCTATCAATGATGCAGTTAAACTTGCATATAACCCATCACAGGCACAAAGGGATATGCTTTATCCTAAGAGAATTAACCCAGTTATATTCTCACCTGGCGCTGGTATCGTTCTGTTCGGAGACAAAACCGCACAGAAAGAGGCATCTGCATTTGACAGAATCAATGTTCGTCGCTTGTTCTTAACAATCGAAGGAACCATTGAGAGAGCTGCAAGATCACAACTCTTTGAGTTCAATGATGATCTTACAAGAACAAACTTCTTGAATATAGTTGAACCATTCCTTCGTGATGTCAAGGCCAAGAGAGGTATCTCTGACTTCGTAGTCATCTGCGATGAAACAAATAACACACCTGATGTTATTGATGCGAATACCTTTAAGGCAGATATCTTCGTGAAGCCTGCACGTTCTATTAACTTCATCGGATTAACATTCGTTGCAACTAGAACAGGTATCAGCTTCGATGAAGTTATCGGTACTGCTTAAATTTTACTAAATAACCAACGATAAGAGGACACTCTAATGCCAAGTACAAATAAACCAGCAATGGATTCAAGGACTATAGACGCCTTTAAGTCTAAGCTGGTTGGTGGTGGCGCAAGACCTAATCTATTTGAAGTAGAACTTCAATGGCCTTCTTTTCTAACTGGACTCGATGATGATGTTCAAGAGATGGCAAGATTCATGGTAAAGGCTGCTAACCTCCCTGCGTCTAACATCACTCCGATTGACATTCCTTTCAGAGGAAGAAACTTAAAGATTGCTGGTGACAGAACATTCGATGTTTGGACAATCACAATCATTAACGACACAGACTTCAAACTCAGAAATGCTTTTGAGATTTGGATGAATGGAATGAATAAGCATCAAGACGCTACAGGAAACACAACTCCTACAGAATATCAAAGAGATGCATATGTCTATCAGTTAGGTAGAAATGCTCAAGATGGTAGTGTAGATTTGGGTGAAGCTGGTGGTTCAATACCAGTTCTTAAGGCATATAAGTTCCACGGAATATTCCCAACTAACGTTAGTGCAATTGAACTTTCATACGATCAGCCTGATACTATCGAAGAGTTTACAGTTGACCTACAAGTTCAGTGGTGGGATGCTATCAATAAGGAAGGCACTACAATACTTGGAACAACAGGTGGTTAATAACTAACTTTTGTGTTATAATATAAGATATAAATAACTGGGACAGCCCAGTAGTAGTGAGTTAATGGCTAAATTATTTGGTTTTAAAATAGAGAAAGACGACGATCAGAATAAGAACGTCGTCTCTCCTGTGCCTCAATCGCAAGAGGACTCATCGGACTATTACGTTTCGAGTGGATTTTATGGCCAGTATGTTGATATTGATGGTGTATTTAAGTCAGAGTTTGAGTTAATAAAAAGATATAGAGAGATGGCGTTGCATCCAGAAGTGGACTCTGCCATTGAAGATATAATAAATGAAGCAATAGTTTCAGATCAGAATGATTCTCCTGTACAACTTGATTTGGAAAATCTACCAGCATCTGCAAAACTAAAAGAATTAATTAGAGAAGAGTTTAAGAGAATAAAAGAAGTTCTAAATTTTGATAATAAGTGTCACGAGATTCTTAGAAACTGGTATATTGATGGTAGAATCTATTATCATAAGGTAATTGATATTAAGAAACCAGAAGAAGGAATTAAAGAAGTTAGATATATTGACCCACTAAAAATCAAGTTAGTAAGAAAACTAAAGACAGACCCTACATTAAAAGGCGCTATAGCACAAGTCAATGCAAGAACTCCAACAGATATAGAAACTCCAGAAATAGAAGAGTATTATCAGTATGATCCTAGTGCAACTCAAAGTAAAAATGCTTTAGGTGCTATTGGTCAAACTCCG